TACAATGGCTTATCAGTATTGCCTTATGATGGTGGTACATATACTCAAGCACCTTTTGAGGATATAAGTAAAGTTCAATATGATACAATGATGTTGCATCTTAAAGATGTTGATCTAACTAAGATCATAGAAACAGAAGATGAAACAGATCTAGCTGGAGAATTAGCTTGTGTTGGTGGAGCTTGTGAAATAACATAATTTAAAATAAATATAATGGCAAAAAAATTTAAACCTCATATGATGTATTCTAAATCTGGTAAAGGCACTATGGCTAATACTTATAAAAAACATTTAGAATTAAAGAAAAAAGGACATAGTCACAAAAAACCTAAATAATATACATTGAGACAGTCTTATATAAATGCTTATAAATTAATGGTAGGTGAAACTACTTACAATAAATTATCAGAACAACACGAGTTCTATTTACCTGTAGATCATGAAGATCCAAAAGTATTATTAAATTACTTTGAAGGTGAAGAAGAATACGAAAAATGTCAAACAATAAAATTAAAATTATGTGCGGATTATGTCTAGGCGGTATTTGTGAATACTGTAATAACTAAATGATGGATGGATAGCTCAGCTGGATAGAGCACCTGCCTTCTAAGCAGGCGGTCGCAGGTTCGAGTCCTGCTCCGTTCACTACCAAATAAAAAGGGGACCTCATTACGAGATCCCCTTTTTTGGTTACAGGAACTTTGGGTATGGTGCCCATTTCTTTTTTGTTCCTAGCTTACATTACTTTTAGAAGATCTTCTTCTTCCCATGCCCGCTCTTTTCTTTGCTCTAGTTACTTTTCTTTTTTCACTACTAGACATCTCACTCCAAGGTTTTGGAGAGTCTGAGTTAACTCTTTTTGATGGTCTACAAACTTTTGTATTTTTATTTTTATCAGATCCACACTCATTACCTTTCTCATCTTTCCAACTTTCTTTAAACCATCTCTTTAAAGAAGCTCCTTTTTTAGTTTTTCTTATTGCAGCTAGCGGAGATCTAGATGTAGATATATCCCAAGAATCTTTTTCTACTTCCATTATTTCTTTTTTCTGCATTTAGCTATCATACCACTAGCGTAAGCTGATGGAAATACTTTATGTGCTTTTTTTGCCTTATAATAACAAGCATCTTTTAATGCTACAGGTGTTTCATATTTATTGAAAGGTGTTTTACATTTTCTCATGTCTATCTTTTTGATTTTCTTCTTGAACCACCTCTTCTAGTAGTAGGAGATCTTTTATTATTTATAGCTTCTCTTTGCTTTTGTTCTAGCTGCCATTTTGGCCAACCAAGTATCATAGCTACACTTTGCCACCACTCTGTTTCTTCTTCAAGAGCTCCTTTAACATTATCATACTTTAACATTGCTCTATCTAAAGGTACATTTGTAGCTGCTGATATTACCTTTGCACCAGCTAAATAAGCTGGGTTATCTAATGACAAACCTTTGTCATACATTTCTTCTCTTCTTTTCTTACTATCAAACTGCCAAGCTGCAGCTCTAAGTCTAGATATTTTAGAACTTATTGGAGGTGAAAATTGTAGTAGTTTCCATATAGAATCTACATACTCAGGTCTTGATCTTTTAGATCTTTCGTATAAGTCTAATAATAAATTCTTAACAACAGACACAGCAGCTCCTCCTATACCTAAACCTCGTAACATAGAGTCAGACATTCCATTCATTGTTCTATAAGCTTTTTTAGCATCATCTTCATCGTCATCATCACCATCAAATCCTAAAGCAAATAAACCTTGTTGAAGTGAATTGAATATAACGTTTTGAACAAAGCCATAATAAGCAACTTTACTAACATTAGACTTCCAATCACCTCTACCTGCTATTAAATCTTGTATAGATCTTTTTTGTATTCTAGCATACTGCATAGGTGTGTTTGCAAACATAAGTATTAATCTACCATAGTCACTAGCTTGTTGCTGCGATATTTTATCAGGCCTACTAGACTGTTGGTTTTCCTCTGATATTTCTTTCCACTCTAATAATGCTTGATCTTTAGCTTGAGCCTCTGTCATACCACTATTTTTCATCAAATCGTTTATTCTATTTCTGTAAAACGTTGCACCACCAGAAGCTATAGCAAAACTATCAGCAAACTGAGTAGGAGCGTAACCTTTTGCCATTATATATGCTAAAGCACCTTTAGCTTTATTCTTAGCCGTCTTAGCAGCGTCAGCAACTTCAGACTCAGTTACGTTAATCCTTAAACCGTTACGTCTATCTTTAAGGTAGTCAGAATTCATTAACGTCATAAAGTCAGACCAGTATTGTGGTTGATTAGCAAAAGCAGCTCCAGCTTTTAAAGGATTGTTAAAACTCCAATTTACAAAGTTTATAGCAGATATAGTTTGAAGTACAGCTGATCTAGTATTTAAGAACATTATAGCCGCATTGGATCCGTTTATATAATCAAGTATTCTATTGCTTAACCTACTTCCTGAACTAGTTCTATTTTTGCCAGAGTACATTCTCTTTAACATTCCCTCTAAAGCTTCTCTATATTTAGAACCATAAAGAGCTTCTAGTTTATTAAGATTAGCTTCATTATATATCTTATCAGCATTTTGTTTCCAGTCTTCTAAGTACTTAGGTCTTTTAACTTCAGTAAGAATATCTTGTAAGTCTGTGCTTATAGTACCAGCTAGCCAGTCTGATTTTGGTTGAGCCCATCCATCACCTTTAGTTATATCTAATAATTGATTAGCAAAAGTTATAAGTTGAGCATCTGATTCAATAAGATCATTCATTTCTTTTAAATCAGATTCACTAACACCTGGTATTTTAAATCCATTCTTAAAATATAAATAAGCTCTAACAGCTTGCTCTTTAGTAAAACCATTAGATGTTTGTTTATTTAAATCTTTAGGTATTTTTAAATCTTTTTTAAGTTTTCTAAAGTCATTCATGACTTGTAGTCTATCTTTTCTTAAATTCTCATCAGCTACAGCATAAGGATCTAGTAAATGTTTCTTATACCAAGCCATTTGTAAATTACCTAATGGTCCTTTAGATAAAGTAGAATATATAAGACCAGTAAAATCTTCAGCTGAATATGGTATAAAGAATTTAAAAGGATTTTTACCTGTTACTTTAGCTTTTGCAGCGGATATTTCTCCTTGAAACTTAGCTCCTTTCTTAGCAGATATTATACTATCAAACTCTTGATCTAATCCTTTAGAAAACTTTAGTTTAGCTTGTTGAACTTTAGACTTAACATCTAACACAGACATAGCGTCTTGAACAGCTTTAACATTTTGTAATGCATCATCTGCAAAATAAAAATCATTATAACCTTCAGCAGCTTTATTAACTAACCAATTTGCTTTTGCTTCACCTGTAGAATTACCTAAACCAACTATGTTTTCTTTTTTAAATTCTAAACCTTCAGACTTTAAGAATTCAAATATAGCATCTTGAGATAGTGGTGATCTAGCTGTTAAAACAAAAATATCTTCATTACCTCTAGCGTCTTTAATTTTCTTAGCTAATTCAAACATTGGACCACGAGCTCCATCTCTTACTATATCAAAGTCTGTAAAATCCATTACAGCACCTTGTTCAACAAGATCAGCTCCTTGCTCTGCAAATTGCTCTGCAGTTAACTCTCCTTGAACACCGTCTTGTGTTGTATAAAAAACTAAACTATTGCTAGTTGCTAAAGTGTCATCAAAATCAAACACTCTAATCTTTTTAATAGGTTGGTCTAACTTTCTAGCTAATCTTAAAGCTTCGTCTATACCTGCAGCTTTACTTAGTATGTCTTGAGAAGTCATGCCTTCTTCAACACTTAAAACTCCAGATGTTTTTAAATCATTTATATTTACTCCTTTACTTTTCTTTAAACCTGGAACTACTTTAGTAAATTCAACTAATCTTTGACTAGCTATAGCCTCTGTCATGCTTTCATTTGAAAATATTTCAAACAATAACTCTTGTTGTTTAGCTATAGCTGATGGAGTTCTTAATTCTACTGGTAATCCTACTCCATACTGCTCAGCAACTGATTTACCATTTGGTAACATTAAAACATTTGGATCTATACCAACAAAAGTTTTACCAGTTTCTTTATCTGTTCTTACTTGTTTATTAACAAAAGGATTAAAATATCTAATCCAAACAGGTATAGTTCCATTTAATACACCTTCTCTATACTTTGGATCTACGGCTTGTGTATAATTAAATCCTTCACCTTTCAGCATAGTATCAAAGACTAAAGGTAAAGCTCCTTGAAAAAAGTTTTCTAAAGCGTTATCTACGTTTAATTCAAAAGTTCCTTGTGCCATTCTATTAAACAAATATTTACCTAAGTCACTAGCTGGTTGAGAGTGTTCTTCAACATTTCTTAAACCTAACGTATTTAAAAAATCTATTATAGCACCTTTTCTCATAAAATGACCTTGACCACCACTGATAGATGATAACAAAGCAGCTACGAAAGGTAAGTTTGTTTTTCTATCCTCAACAACTAACTCATTTAAAGTTTTTAATATATCTTTTAAACCCTTTCTTTTAGCTTTTTGTTCACTAACAAATAGATCTGTAAAACCTTTTTTAATTTTACTATACGCAGTTCTTTTAACAGAATTTTCAATATCTACATTTTCTGGAGCAAATGCTTCAACGCCTTCTTCAGCTGCTAAAAACTCAGCATCTTCAATAGCTTTATTTACTTGCGCCGCGTTAGCAAACATAAAGTTATTTTTTGAATTATTTTTTCCTCCAGGCATTATTTGAAGTTGTATTTCTTTATCATTAAAATTATCAGCTGTGTTAAGAATAGTTTTACCATTCATTAACTTATATTCTTTTAACGTTTCGTTAGCTTTTAATTTATTTTTAGAAATTTCTTCTATACTTAATTTTATAGGTACTCCATTTTCTAATACGCTTTGATACATGCCTCCATTAGCAAAAGTACCTTTGTTTTTTGTTATAAAACTTTTAGGAATTTTTCTTATTACTGGTGGTTTACCTTCGCTTCCTTCAAAAAGTATTGACTTAGCTTTTTGCTTACCTTTTAAATCACCCATTAATATTGGCTTTAAGCCATATTCTTTAACACCCTTATTCCAATTAGTCTCATCAGCTTTTTTACCGCTTTCAAATAATTTTCTAGTTCTATCTATGTTTTTCTGTTCTTTAGGTGTTATTGGAATACCTAAACCTGCAGAATACATTAAATTGTTTTTACCTTCAACTAATGCTTGAGGTATGTTTCTACCTTTATTTTCTAAAGACTCTCTAACTTCTTGATTAGTTAGCATTCGTTCTGTTTGTGCAACTAAAGCTTTCACTCTAGCGCTTGTATTTCTATCAGATAAATTAGGTTGACCTGCTGGTGTTATACCAAACAACTCTTTAAAGTCTGCTGAAGTTATATCATTTCTTTTTTCATAAATAGCTAATCCAGCTTTGCTACCTGTCTTAGACATTTTAACTCTATCAGTTTTTCTATAAAACTTATCTAATAAAACTTTTTGAACTCCAGTTGATGTACCACTTGGAGTAGCGCCTTCTGGTAACATTGATATTAAAGCATCAGCATTTTTATTTATATACTGTTGTGCGTTTCTTACATCGTCTTTAGTTAAGTTACCTGGTTTAGGTTTTATACCAAACAACTTTTGAACTTCATTTAAAGCTATATTTTTTAATGATTTAAAATCTAATTGATCTATAGGTAGATTATTTATTTCTGACTTAACCTTGTCTAAAGATTCTTTAATATCTCCTGTTAATCTAGTTTTTAATTTAATCTTTCTTTTTGGTTGATCTACAACTTCATTATCAGATTCTTCTGTAGCAGCTAAACCAACCTGCTCAGTAACATCATCTGTAAACTCTTCACCTAAAACTCTTCTTGATGCTTCAATAGCTCTTGAAGGTAAAAATTTATTTATATAAGCGGCGAGTGGAACACCTGTAGATGGGTCATAAGATTTAATTAAATCAAATATACCACGTTCTCCTGTTTCTATTTCATCAGTCAACAACTGTCTATCAAAGTCAGGTGCATCTCTTCTTCTTTCTACTATTTTACTAGTTATTGGTTTGAACTGTTCTATTATGTCAAAAGCTCCATCAGAACCTTGTTCTTCATATATTTTCTGTACTTCTTCACTAGCTCCTTTAGAAAGCTTCTGATTCCTTCCCTCTCCAGTAACAGCGTTAGGAAGTTCTTCTTCTTCCGGATCCATTACAGCTTCAGATTTTACAACTGAATTTTGGAAGCTTTTAACATAGCTATATACATCATTACCATCTTTAAGAGGATATAAAAAACTAGTGTTTTTACCAGCGAACTTATTAACCATGCCTTTAAGCATAAACCTAAGGCCGTATATTTTATTAAAATCATACTGACTTAATATTCCTGAAGCTGTCATATCTCCAAACAGGTTTAAAACCTCCTCAACGTCAACACCATTATTTTTTCTTAAGTCTTTAGCTTGCTCTGGTGTTATTGATCCTTCACTTTCTTGAAAATCTATTTCTTCATTACTAGAAGTATATTGTTCTTTTCTTTTTACAAAATCATTATACTGCTCTTGAGTTATCTTGCCAGTCTCTAATTTTATTTTTAATTGACCTTCTGCTTCTTCTATAGCTTGTTGAGCAGCTTCAACTACTACACCATCTTTTACTATTCCAGATTTTCTATTTTGAATATGCATTAATTCATGCAATGGTGACACTGCTGAAATTAAAGCTGTATTTTTATTAACACTTTGAGAAAGATTATTTTGAGCATTGTCTGTAAATAAAACTATATCATCACCTACAAATGTAGCATTAGCACCTTCTGATCTAGCATTTAGTAATGCTTGTGAATCTTTATCATCAAGACCTTGTTCTTTTAAATCTTCTATAGTTGTTTCTGAACTTACACGAAGGGTTTTATTACCATTTAATTCTTGCTGAACACCAACTATATTTCCATAAAAATCATATAGCCCTTGATTATAAGCTGCTAAAGCTGGGTCAGCAGAGTCTTTATGTTTTTCTTTATTGTTTGTTTTTCTTTTGTTTAATAACTTTTCAGCTTGAACATCTAAAGCTTTGAACTCACTTACTATAGTTTGTTTTTGTTTTTTAACAGAATTACTACCAGCATCTCCTCTACCACCAAGTTCATTTAATTGCTTTAGCTTTTGTTTTTTCTGTCTTTGTAAATCAAACAAATCAGTCTTTTCTTCCATAGATAAAGCTGTTAACTTCTCATAGTCTTGTATACTATTCATGGCCGCTCTATCCATTATAGCTTTCTTTTCTTTCTTTAATATTTTTCTTTGTTCGTTGTTTATTCCTACAGGATTTTTAAGCTGACTTTCTATATCTACTACTCTTTTTAAATCAGCAGCACTAGCCGCAGCATCTGCTTTGGTTCTAACTTGATCACCCATCATACTATATAGGTTTTGGCCTATGCTAGGTCCTTGTATAGCTAAAGATGTTATTGCTGTGTTTACTAAAAAATCTGAGTCAATACCATCTATCATAGATTTATCTTCACCTAGTATGAATATATCAGATATATTATTACCTATTTGAGCAGCTGTCTCTTCTACTAATTCAGTACCTACATTTATACTAGCATTTAAACCTTGATACATCATCTTCTTAAATAATCCAGAATTTACTGGAGCTGCTATTTTATTTAAGTTTTTCATATATCCTAAAGTACCTAACTTTTCTGAATACATATCTATACTTCCAGACAGTAATTGAGATCCTACTTTTTGATACCAAGACAGGTCTTCCACTCTAGACAGATCTTCTTTTTGTTCTATAAGCTCTTGTCTTTCAAATACTGTTAAAGGTCCTTTTAATTTTTCTTCTATTTTAAGTATCATGTCAGGTGCATCTCTTTGAGCTATGTTTAATTCAGCTCCTTTACTACCGTAACTAGTTGTAAAAAATATACCTTGAGCTAGCTTACTTGCTTTTTGAGAAGCTACTAGTTGTTGAGCTCTAAGCGTTGTTGCAAGTGCTTTGTTACCTGCAACTTCTGCAGCTTGTATAGCTTTACTACTAGGTCCAAATAGTTTACCACCAAAACTTGTCATTAAAACAGTAGCTATACTAGGAGCTCCTTGAGCAAGACTATGACCTACAAAACTACTTACATTACCTAATTCTACGTCTTTAAGTTTTAACATTGGCGCTAGTTCAGTTTGTCTCTGGTTATTCAAACTAGCTACATAATCTAATGAAGCACCTTCTACGTTGTTTAAAAAGCTAGATAATTTATTAGCATTTTCTTCGTCATTAACATTATCTATAACCTCTCCTACTACACCTAAGGTTGTCCCTATCGCAGCGTAAGTTCCTCCTAAGAAAAAGCTTTCCATTTCTAATTTAGCTCTATCTAACGCGGAATAGTTTTTAACACCTAAGTCCATGACTAAAGCTACATCGTTTAATTCTGCTGCATCTTCTTGTAAAGCATCTCTTTCTTTATTCCAAGACTCTACTCTACTTACTAACTCTTGTCTTTTGTCATTGAATCCTAATCTTTTAAAATCAGCCTGTACAGCTTTATAACCTTCAAGAGCTGAATTATATTCTTTAATTTTTTCTGGAGAAGAAGAAGAACTTATACCTTGCTGTTGCATAAACTCTAGTTGTTCTTGAAATTCTTTAGCCTGCTTGTTAAGATCGGCCATTTCTTTATTATCTTTAAAACTTTTATTAGCTTCTTCTATAGCAGCCATTTCATCTACTATAACTTTAGACCTAGCATTGTTTTTTTGAACTTCTAAAGCCATTAATTCTGGGTTGTCAGCCAGTCTTCTAACATCTTCTTGAGTTAACCTACCTTTTATTTGATCACTCATTAAAGCTGTTAACTTAATTCTATCTGTATTACTTAAATCTGAATTAGCATGAAAGAACTTGTTAACCATGTTTGTCTTAAGCTCACCTAATTTTTTACTTTTTAAATCATCCGAAGCTGAATTTATAATTTCATCAGGAGCTAAACCTGTTTCTTTGAACTGTGTAATTGTTCTCCATTTTTCTTCTGGATACCAATCAGGTTTCTTTTCCCATCTACTAGCTACTTCAAATTGCTCATTAGGAGAAAGCCAGCCAGTGAATTTACCATCAGCATCTTTATTCATCATAGATTGCATTTCTACAGGCATTTTAGCAGCTGGTGTTTTACCGTTTAATGCCTTAGCAATATCTTCAGAGCTAGAAAATAAATTTTCATTTTCTAAAGCTTTTTCAGACTCAGTAGAAAACATTACGTTTTCATTGTAGAAAGATACAGATTCTTCTACTAAGCTATTTTTAAATTCATCAGAGTCTACGTTTAAATTATTTAAACTATGTCTTAACTCTTCTGATTTTGGCTTTAGTACTTCTTCATTTCTTTTTTTAGATTCTTCTACACCTAGTCCAGAATAGTCTAATTTTTCTACATAACTTAATCTATCGTACTTATCTTGCTCGTGAGCTATTGCAGCTGCTTTTACAGGGCTTTTATCAGCCTCTTCAATTAATTGAGTTGCTTGATTTAATTGAGGGTTTTTATTTTGATCAGATACAACAGCAACATCAAGCTCGCTTTCATACTCGTCAGGTTCATTTTTTCTAGCTATATTATCAGACATTTGTTTAGCCATTTCAAAATTTATACCTCCAGTTTCTGTACTTTCTACAGGTAATTTATCTATTGCTATTGAGTTATCTATAGCTTCTTGTTCGGGTATAACTGTAGCCATCATCTCTCTAGCTCTTCTAACAACTTCCTTTATTTTTTCATCAGGCTCGTTGTTGTTGATCATTTCTTGAACTATACTTCTTAGCTTCTCTTCATTCATGTTATGGTCAATTTAAATATTCATCAACTGTTTTTCCACCGCTAGTGGCTTTCCAATTATCGAATTCCTTCTTTTCAATCTTATAAGCACTATAACCTCCTTTATTCTTGTAAAGACCATTACTTCCTCCAAACGCTAATTCTTGTAAAGCTTGTTCTAGCTTTTCGTTAGAATCTACCCAATCATAATCTTCTCCACTAATACCAGCAAACTGACTCTGAGTATTAAGATTTTCTCTAAACCTTTTTAAAGCATCACCTCTTAGTTGTTGTTTAGGCATTGCCATATCAATCTCTGCCTCAAACTCCATACCTGTTTGTATTTGAGTTGAATTTAGTTTGCTACCGCCTGAGTCTGTAAGTTTTGTAGAAGCACCATTTACATTTTGAGAATCGGTTGGTGGTGCTTGTATTGTACCTCTAGCAATTAATTTACCTATACCATCAGAATCTACATTGTCATCAAAAGCTTTTTGAGCTATATATTTTTTACCGACTAGGTCTTGATATTCTTTTAGTTTACCTTCTTGATCAGGTGTAAGACCTGAAGGCGATTCGTGCCAAGAAGAATTAACCATTTGCTCCATTGTAACCCCAGCTTCAGAAAGTAATGTAGCCTCATCTATACCTGCAGCTGTTAATATACCAGCTATTGAATTAGTAGCTGTTGGGTCTATTTTACCATTAGCATATCCATCTGGTATCTCATCTTGAAATACAGATAACATTCTTTTATCATCTTTCATTATAGTCTGAGTCATTGGGCTATTTTCCATTTCAGATATATAATCTCCTCTTTTGTCTTGTTTTAATGTTTGATAAGTATACTCTTCACCTTCTGGTATATTCTCAATAGTAGCACCTGGATGAAAAGGATCTGGATCACCTTTCTTAAGTTTTATAGTTTCATAGTAACTACTTGGACCATCAGGTGTTCCTACTTTATTTGCTAGTGTAGATGTTAGTTGTGATATATCAGCTTTATGATTAAATAAATCTTGTTCTTGGTTAGCCATACCTATCATTTCCTTACCATTTAAAAAAGAGTTTTTAGTTTGATCAAAACCTTCTTCACCTTCGTTTGGTTTAAAGAAATAAATATCACCATTAACTTCTGATAATTGAACATCACCTTTCTCCATAAGTGTTTGTATCATTTCTTTATTTTTCATAGAACCAGTACTAGACAAAGTGCCATTTTTAAGAGCTGTAGCGTAGTCATTAGTTTGTTGACTAAGATACTGCACTTGTTGCTTAAACTGAGGAACTAAACCTTGTATCTTAGCTAATGCTAGATTACCTTCTTGTCTAGATAATTTACCATCTTGCATTTGGTTTTTTATTTGAAAATACTCATCAACCTTTCCATTCCAAAAACCATTAATATTAGTATCTAATTTATCATCGCCAGTAGATCCAAATGTGTTAGCCATACTATACATGCTTTGCATTTCATTATCTACAATAGCTTGTTGCTTAGCAACTTGTTCTTTTTGTGCTTTAATGTGTGCAGTCATTTCTTTAGCTGTGCCAGCTATGGTTCTAGCTATACCACTCTTGCCGCCTGACTGAATCATGCCCTGCATTCTTTTATCTACTATTCTTTTTGGATTATCGTAACTCATAATTTTTATTTAATATTTTTAAGGCCAGCTATAAGAACTGGTACTTCCAACACTTGGTCCAAGTCCTGTTACTTGTGGTCCAGCTCCAGGAGTAAGTGCAGTCCCACTAGTTATACCTGGATCAGTAGGCATTACTGTTGTAGGAGTATTATTGCCGCTCCCGGCTACCCCGGGACCCCAAACGCGCCAGAAGCTATTGAAGCTCCTTGAGCAACAGAATCACCAATACCAGCTATAGCAGCTGATCTTGCTGCTTGAGCATCTTTTTGGTTTTGTTGTGCATTCTCCATTAAACCAGCAGCTCTATTCATCTTCTTTTCATGAAAATTAATAGCATCGCTTTGTTCCATAGCGTTTCCTTTGGCTCTCATCTCGTCTACTCTCTGTGCTCCTTGAGCTTTAGCCATCGCAACTGAAGCGGCTCCTTGAGCAGCCATTTTTCTATTTTGAGTTTCTTGAGCTTGAATACTAGCAGCTATACCTCTTTTACTTTGTAATGCAGCTTGAGCTAAAGCGGTTGCTCCACCAGCAGCTTGACCTGTCTCCATCATTACATCTAAGCTATTTGCTAATGCTTGATCTGCTTGTTCGGCTTGCATGTTAAAAGCTTCGGTAGCTACAGTTAAATTAGCATAAGGATTATTTAAATCTTTAAACTGATTTTGCATATTTTCATAAGGATTTTTAAACTCAGGTCTACTTTTTTCTAAATCTGCTAACATCTCTGCTTGAGTATTAGCTATTGACTCTTGTCTGTACCCTTCTTTCTTTGCTCGATTAGCATTGATTGCACTGGTTGTAACACCTGCCGCTGCTGCAACTCCAGCTGAAATCAATATTGCTCCTGCTATAAAACTCATATGTTCTCTTTTATTAAGTTAATTTGATCTAATGTTATTTCAGGATCTTTATAGTTATCAGCTATAACTTCCTTTTCAATTTCTTCTATGTTTGTATTTTCCGTAGCGTGTACAGTAACAAATTTACAACCTGTTTTAGAATAAATAATTCTTTGAGTGCCAGGCTCTGTTATACCATAATGGGGTGCGGTTAAAGTTTCTATACCTTTGTCTGTTAATACCAACATCTCACCTTCCATTAAAAAAAATGGATGTTTCTTTTTATGTATTTTAGTTAACAAAATCTGACCTGCTGGATTGTATATTTCTCTTATATAACAACCATCAGCAAACATGTGCTTTAAAGGATTTAATTTTTGAACTTTATCACCTGTTATGAAATTTGGATTTTTATGTAATTCACTACTGAGCTCTTCCATTTTTACTCTATAATGTTTTTTACGTTGTAGCTCTTTACCTATATCCCATGCTTCTTCAAAGTTAAATGCATGTTTCAAACCTAACTCTTTGGTTTTTTCTTCAAACTGTTTCTTAGCTTGCTCTTTAGTTATTGGATTATTCTTAATTTGATTATTTATTTCTTCCATATTAAATTACATTGATGATACATTATAGTTGAGGCCTATTGAATATAGTTCTTTCATACCACCTGGATCAGTTGCTGTATCAGTAGTAAATGTTACATCCATATAAAAACCTTTTATACCTGACATTTTATTTCCAGATATAATTTCGCCACTAGCTATAGGTGTATCATTAACTATGTTAGCTACATATTTATTTTCTTTTCTATTGAAACCAGCATAAAATATTGGTTGATTTATTGGGTTAGCAGCTAAACCTGTATTGTTTAAACTATCGTAAGCACCTTCTAAATAACTATGTATTTTTTTACCTTGATCTCTTCTAGCTACCCAGTCACCAGTCCAAACACCAGCAGTAGATCTTTTTGCATCAAAACCAGTTCTGTCTGAAGCTAGTATAGTTGCTTCCCATCCATTAAAACCTTCATAGTCTATAGTTAAAAAGTTTTTTTGTACTGATGGTTGAGAGTTTGCTATTATAGATACTTCACATCCGTTATCAATAGAATAAAACTGAGAATGTGGAACAGACGTAGAGTAGTGTTTGTATAAACCTAATTTTATAGGTGTGTATACTTTACTTGGAGACACTGAATACCAGTCTGAGTTAACGCTATAAAAGTTACTTTTTAAACTACCTATTTGAGTCGGTTTAAAAGAATAAAAACTAGGCCAACCCTGAACCTGTTCATCATAACCTAAAGTAGCGTAATTGTTACTAAACTTAGGAATTACTTGAGTAGTTTTTTGAATATATGTAGAAGTTTCATTTGGTTGTAAAGATAAAACATACTGCTTGTTGTATCCATCCCAACCTCCATATATTCTACTTCTATTATAGGTTAAAAGTTGTATACTAGTAATATTATTTTGTTCACTAGGCGTTAATGTTCTACTTACAACTATAAAACTAGCGCTAGAAAATGATTGAACACCAACAAAGAATATATTTAAATCTACATAACTACCACTATTGTTATATTCAACTAATATTCTAGAACCAATAGTACCATACTGAATAGTATTACCAATACCACCAGGAGTTGCAGTGCCATAACCTATAAGGTTTTGATTAAAATTAGCAGAACTAGAGCTTGAACCAACAATTGGAATAACTGTTCTTATGTAGTTATAATCATCTGTTAATTCTTTAAATTTATCTCTAAAATAATCTCTCATACCATATTCTGATATCTCTGTTATACCATCATGAGATAATCTTAATACTGCATTTCTATTTCTATCAACAAAGTATTTTCTAAAAGCGTATATAGCAAAGCTTTCTGGATTTTTACTTATACCGTATTCTCCAGTATAAGGAACTATTTCACCTAAAACCTGATTAGTAGTAGTTACACTACCTCCACCTTCAGCATTGTATATAGCGCTTTTGTCTATCAAAGCTCTACTACATTTATTTTCCTGAAGAACTATTAAGTTGTTTTCTTCTGCATATATCTTTTGTATACTAGCATACTGAGGATTTGCTGATCTAGTTATATTAGTTCCAATAGGGAATTCGTTAGTTCTATTAATACCAGTTCTAGAATTGTATATACCAGAATATATTAATGTATTAAATCTATGCTGCTGTAATGGCTCGTCTTCATCTAAATAAGCTCTAACACCATAAGACATAGATGCATCGTTAAAACCTCCTCTAAGGAACATTTCTTCTATGTAGAAATTCTCTTTAACTACAGAAGCATTACGATCACTAACTGGTGAAGGAGCTGGCACTATATTTATGTTCAAAGGCGGAGCATAAACTATATTCAAAGGCCAAACACCATAACGGGCACTAACACCAGTACCACCTGGTACAGTATTGTTTCCGGTTTGAGCTTTAGCTTGTGGACTTAAAACTCTTTTATTCCACATACAATTGTAATAGTCTACTTCTAAAATTGGTAAGTTTACTTGTCCCATATTATAATCACTTATTGTTTAATGATTTTTACTATTAAGGTAGAAATCTTATTATAAAATCTGATATATTAGTTTTTAAACCAAATCCATTATTGTCTATAGCATTTATTTTAACATTTATGTTTTCATCTATTATAATGCTATTACCAGTTGTAGCTAAAAGTATCTGACCTGGTAATTGACCTGAGTCTGATAAATACAAACCAGACTGTTCTACTGAGTTTGCGTTAACATCAGTACCTCCTGAGTAAGTCAATAACATCTCGAACACAAGTTCATTAGTATTAGCTCTTTGAGCAGTGTTGCTTGAGTTACCACCATTACTTGCGCTATTCAACGTGGTGTTATCACCATTAGCATTATCCCATTCTTGCGTAGAAGTTCCATTTGCTAGATAAGCTGGTGGATTTACATACGGTTGGTCATTCTTTAAATAATACACTGAAGTGCTATCATCAATATGATCGTCTAATTTAACAGGTGCTGAATTATCTATGAATAATCTAACTGGTATTGAATAATTATTATATATATCAGCCGCAACACCTAGATCAACTTTGTATTCTAAGTTTATATTAAAATATATATTATTAATATTAAAATATTGACTATTATAACCTGGAAAATCCTTAGTTACTCTTATTAAAAATCTCATGTTTGCGTCAGTAGCATTTACTTTAATTAAAGTTATTGAATCAGTACCACCTAAAGTAGCACCACTGGCATATTGAGGTTCTGATATTGTAATATTTTTTATGTTCTGACTAGCACCATGGTAATTTAATAAATTACCTTTTTGATCCCTAAGCTGTATAGTTGCTATATTTTCAAAACCAGAGCCAGCATCAAAAGCAGTTGACTCATTAAGCACTATTCTTTGTAAAGCACTATCACCAGGGTAAGAACTAATATATGCAGGATAATTTAAGGTTGATCTAATAAAGTTATTTAATTCTTTTATAGAACCTGCTGTACTTGTTTCATAAAATATTTCTAAATTAGATTCTGTAGGTGATGTTTCATATATTGCAGGCACTTGCTCTACTTCAGAACTAGGTTTTGCTATTTGAGAATCTTGACCCATATTAAAACCATTTTTAATTATAGCTGTTGGTGGATCTGTATCTGCTGCGTATAAGCCATTGTAACTACCTCTTTTAAATAAAGCCTCAAAATTACCTATAGTCTGAACTTTTAATTTTGTTTTAAGAGGAAATATAGGCATCGTATGGTCATTGGTAGTATAGAAAGGAGAATTAGCAGTTGAAGTCCAATTAGTTTGCTTAGCTGTTCTAGGTATTAAATCTATTTCACTAGTAGAATAATTTACTTGAACTGGTGAAGCTTCTTCTAAAGCTGGTGGTATTTTATTAGCATTATCAGTTAATAGAGTTGTAGTGTTTAAAACACCAGTACTAGATTGAGTACTGAAATTAGTTGATGCAGTTTCTAAATTACCAGTAGTTATTATAAACTCTATTTGTGGATAAGCGCTACTTCCACCAGAAACTGTTTTTGCAGGTATAGTAAGCTTATCTCCTATAGCATAATTAACACCAGCTGATGTCATTGCTATTATTAGCTTTTTAGTAGCACCAACACCTGAAGTATCAACTATGGCACTTACTTTACCACCTGAACCAGTACCTCCACCCGTAGTTGCATTTACTAGTGAAATATTAGTAACTATACCTCCAGCCGTCATATCAGCTTGAGTAGGTTGAAAATATCCAAATCCCATATCTTTTAACGGCGCTGGAGTTGCTGAGTAATTAGCTAAAGCTTTTGTTGTTAGTTCAAACTCTGTGTAGTTTATAATATTTTGTATAAAATAAGTGTTAGAACCTGCGACTACTTTCATACCTTCTATCAAAGGGAAAGTTCTATATTCTATAGTTCCTATTGGATCTACTGTGGCTGTGGTAGAATTTTTTACAAAAGTACAATTTAAATCAAATGGTTTCACTACAGGAGTACCATCTAATAAGCTTGGCATATAAACATTGTAATAATCTTGCTCTAATTGTTTTACAACAACCTTGTAAGAATCAAAACCTAAAACTTTATCTGAAAAAGAAAAAGTAACAGGAATACCTATATCGGCAGAATTGTAACTTGGTAGTTCAGCCGATTGAACACCATATGTTCCAGCAGATGAATTTGCGTTTTCTCTTGTAACTGTAATTAAGTTTTGACTAGATCCGTTTAAAACTCTTAGAACACGAAAATCATAACTAACACCGGTTGATTTTAGAGTATAAGTAACTTTCATACCAGTGGTTATATTATCATTAATACCACCAGATGCAATAGGAATATAAAAAGCATTGTTACTTCCAGCGTTTTGACTGGGTGTTGTAATTATTGGATCATCATAAAGACCTGGATAACCTTTTATTAAAGGTAAGTCATAAGGTATAGCTCTAGTAAATAGCATTTTTAAAGAATCACCAGGCCAATCAATTATTCCAGACCTAGTATTTGGACTTTGAGCTATTTGTGAGAAAGGAGTTAAAGGGTTCATTGTACTATCTTTATAGCCATGAAAAATAGTTGAACCTCCAAACCTTATAGGGTTTAAGGAATACGTAGTACCAGGACCATCTAGCAAAAAGCTTTCATCTTCAACATTTGATATAATAACATCTGAAGATCTACCGTATCTATCTTGTAATATTAAACCTACTTGATAAGTTCTATTTTGTTTTAAACTGTGGTTCTTATAAGCAACAAAGCTATTTTTATTAAAAGGAGCTGGTTTTAAATCATCACTAGTAGTAGAGCCAGTTGGATTAACAGGTAGTTCTGCTGGTTGAAATTTAGAACTAGCTCCAACATAATAATTTAATCTACCTGGAGAACTGTGTCTGTCATAGAAGTTACCTAATATTATTCTATTACCTGAAGAAGCTAGTGTTTTTGCTCTTACTGGTATTTGGTCATAAACCCTAGTCGTTTCTGCAGATCTTAAAGTTCTAATAGGTTCTTTAGAATCGTATGAGTATTCTAAATAATTAGTAGTATTATTAGCTACACTTGCATCATTAACATCTATAGACTCCACTAACATTATATTACTACTCATAGATTCTTTATATAAGATATCTATTTCATTTACTTTTAATTGATCTACGATTTTATTTAAAGGAAACTGACAAGGTATTTTTAACTTAACTTGAGTAATTTCATTTTCCATTATCTCATCATTAATAGTAGTTTGCCCAGCTTTATTTAATTGATCTATATAATTATTTTGATCGTTGCCTTTTGATTTTATTTTACCAATTTCTTTTTGGAAATAACCACCTTGCTTAGGCATGAAAACTTCTTGAGTAAATGGAGATATCAAAGAATGTTGTCCATCATCATACCTAAATCTATAAGCAAATCTAACAAACTTATCTTCTAAGTATATAGGATCGCCAGCAAAATTAGCATCATAATTTTTATTAGGCCAATGTATAGATACAATATCGCCAGTTGATAAAAGTGCATTCATATTAGCTACATTTGTCATAGTACCACCATTTTCTAATGAACTCATTATAGCTGTACCAAAGTATCTACCAACAGTATTACCAGCAATTGGAGACGTGCTAATAACAACATAGTATATGTTAGGGTCTAATTTAGGATGCATTACTCTACAATATGCGTTTTGAGCTGTTCCTATATTTGTTGGAAATTTACCTTGTAAATTATAAGCTTCAAGACCTACTATTGGATTTGCTCTTCTACCTTCTTGGTATATTGAAGTTGCAACATTATCAATATACGATCCAGTTAAAGTAGTATTAGTATAGTAAGCATTTTGATTAGTATTAACTTGACCTAGTTGTAGTTTAACTTGTGCCTCCTTTAACCAAGGCGAGCTAACGTCTTTAGAAGTTTCTTCTATAAAACCTATAGTTATTGGTGAAGTTGTTCCGTATGGCGTTGTTAAATTAGTAGCAAAATTGCTTAAATCTCTATCAGCGTGTATTAACCAACAGTTATACCATATTCCTGGAAAAGAGGTTGCGCCACCTGGTGTTTGATAAGCGTCAGCAACTGTAAAATTTATTACATCATTAATTCTTGAACCGGCTGTTGCTATTATATAAGCTTTTAATCCAGTTGAATTAGTTAGTAATGATTTTTGAGCTTCTGTTAAATCAGAAAGTTGAACCATTAAAGGTGGATATATACTATTGTAATATAAGTCACCTGCTGCTTTTGGACCTGTGGTAGTAGTGAGTGTACCTTGAACTGTAGTTGTTTGTGAAAGTTCTATAGGTTTACTAGGATAGTATTTAGCTTGAGAAATGTGATCTTCTGAGAAATAATAATCTGTATTAGCTTCTGCTGTATTAACGTTTATGCATCTTGGTTGGTTTCTATTATCAGTCCAAAATAATATATCTTCTAACATTACAGAATCTAGTATAGGACTATTTATTGAAAAATTTAAAAACCTACCCTCTACTATAATAGAAGTATTTGATGTTAAAGTGTCTACTAATACAATTCTTTGTACTGACTGTATTGCACAGAAGTTATCTAATTGATTATCTGAATTGTCTTGGTAGTTTGTTATAAATAAATATATCTTACTAGTATTTTCATTTATATTCCAACCTATTATTCTACTCATTAAGTTCTGAATACTTGACGTATTAGTTCTCGATGTTGGAAGAGCAGCTAAGTTAGTTACTGGTATATTGTTAACTCCTAAACTACTAAGTATTTCATTACCTAGTATATTTTCTAATGCTCCAACATCATCAGCCTCTGCTCTTGACACTGCAATATTTATTCCGTCCCTGTACTCATCAGCACCAAGAAGTCTAGCATCTAAATCCTTATTCATCTTGGACTTAGTAAATGTGTGTTGAAACTTTCTTTGCATTTAATTATGATTTAATCCACTTAGATTGACCTCTAAAAACTTGAACTATTTCGTCTAGTTTAAGATTAGATAGTCTTATTTTTGCATTTCTTGTTTTGGCATAAGAATCTCTTTTGAAAAAAGCTTTACTACCGCCATCTACATCCATCCTTGTTAAACAAATTCTATTTAATATTTGAGCGTACATAGCTTCTTCTATCATTTTAGGTATTATAGAATTTAATGTGTAAGACAAACCATCTGATATATAACTTAACTGTATTACTCTATTAACTAAACCACTACTAAAACTAAAAGTGCCTGTTCTTTCGTTTATACTAAACCAGCCATTTGTTTGTGATACCTCAGCATCTAAACCATATCTTTGACCGTAAGCTTGTTTCCACCAAGCATAATCAAATACACCTGTAGTACTATAAGCATCGTAATCTCCTGTTATATTGTTAGAATTTGCATCAGCCCATCTATCTTCTATTATAGATTGAGCCGCTTCTAAATTAGTACCGTAGCTACTTTGTGAAGGTATTCCAGTTTTTCCATCTATTATAGGAAGTTCGTAAGGATTGCCACTAAGACCATTAAGAGGATATATAGTATGTAAAACACCGTTGTTATCAGCATAAGCTACTCTAGTGTAATTAACATAATCTTTAGGTATAGGAACACTAAGCCCTGTAGGTACTGTTAATTCTTGAGATTTAAAAGATTTTAAAGTATCATAAGATAATTCTTGAACTGCTCTTCTAGCATGAAACAAAACGGCAGTTCTCTTTACTCTTGTTAAAATTTGATCTTGTCCAGTGTAAGCAACTATAAAATTATTTATTATATCATTTAAAGTTAAATAGCTATAGCTACCCCAATTATCTCCTCTAGCAATATCAGTTAATTGTAGAAAAATAAATTGATTATTTGGTATAACTGAACCGTTAATATTTTTTAATTCAATAGTGTTGTTGGCAGTATTAGTTACTATTATATTTTGACTAGGAATTTGGTTACTAAGACTAGGGATTGTTGTCGAAGTGGCTAGTAGATGTGCAGTAAAATTACCTGTATCTCTAACTTGAACTCCAAATGCTAAACTATCGTAGTTACTAATTAAAACAGTATTTAAATCAGGAAATGACCATTTTGTTTGATTTCCACCACTTGAATTTTTTAAAGGTCCATATTGTCCTGCATAGTATTGTGCGTCACTTTCTGTTATTGGAATATTTGCTGCTGTTTTAGTCATATCTTATTGTTTTGAATTATTTTCTTCTTTAGCAATTAGAGTAGAAGCAGCTTGAGTTATCTCGGCGTCTCTTACTATAACTCCTGAATATTTTAATATTTCTAATATAACTTCAGTCTGCTGGCTATCGCTTATTTCAAAATCCTTACTAACTCCATTAGATACTGGATCAAATACATATTGACCTACAGCTCCAACTGTATAGTTCCAAACAGGATCTATAGGTTTTCTAATATAATTAAAAACAACATCAGTGTTAGCATAAACTCCTGGATCTGGAAAAACTGTTAATTTATTTTGATTATACTTGGCTACAGGAAGATTTTTAGAAGGTTGTGTAAGATCAGATAGTTTTATCTGATTGTATACTTTATTACTTATTATCTCTATAGGCGGTGAGTTTGTGCCAACAGTCCAAGAAGCAGAACCAAATCTATGTAGATCAGTTGGTTGTGTGTATTCATTTGTTGTTGGAGCATTAGAAGCGTTAGCACTTTTTTCAAATATTTGAAACTCTTCCATTGTATGGTCCATTCTTGAAGCAAACTCCACGTCTGTTTGTGGCATTCGTATATATTGATTGTAGTCTTGAAAAAACTTTTCAAATATATCTAATTGAACTTGAGTAGCTACTTGGTTAAACTCAAAAGGTGTTAAATAGCCACGCTGCTCTTTGTTTAATATACTTAATACCGTAGTATATACTGTGTTTACATTTATAGCCATATTGTTTTTTTTAATCGAAGTTAGTAAATACTAGTCTTGACTTGGCTTTTTCTAGTTTGTCAGTTTTTTCTATAAGTAATCTTTGTAATACATCTGGTCTAGTGCTTTCTCTATTAGCAAGTATAGCGTAAATCATACAAGCATATAAAGCTTGTTCTGCTAATTTAGGTATAGCAGCAGATTCGTCTGTAGTAAGCGCATTTGACAAATACGTAACCTTAACAGCACCACCAGAGCCGTATATTATTTGCCTTGGTGAAGTTGTATAGTTTATATAAAATTGACCATTTACTGGTGGAGGAGTACTTACTTCTACTAATTCATCGTTTGGATTTGGAGATGTAGCTGCTGTAACACCTATTACAGCTACAAAATCAGCTGGTAAAGTATCTGTGTATGGTAGAGATCCTAGTCCAATATTACCAGCATCATATACGAATTGACTTTTTATAGTTTCATACGCAAATTCTTGTAAGCATCTACGAGCGTGAAATATAACTTCTGTTCTCACTGCATCCGGAATTAACTTTCCCATACCAGTATAAGAAATTAAAAAGTTGTTTATAATATCATTAAGTGATATAAAAGCGTTTGATAAGGTTGTTGTTGCCATAGTTTATATTTTATTAGCATTTTCTAATTGTTGTTCTTTACCAGCTGCAAATTGTAAAGCTAGCTGATCTCTAGTCATGACACCTGCATACCCTAGTATTTTATCTATTACCATTGGTTGATCTGATTGATGGAGTTCAAAGTCTACAGAGCTTTGTGCATTATAAATATAATTACCTAATTCTGTGTCAATAGTAAATCCCCATTTAACATCCGATGGATATTTTAAAAAGTTTAATTGAATATCATTTGTTCCACCTGCGATAGTTGATGGATACAGTTGTAAAACATTATTTTCATATGTATATACAGGGTAAGTTTTAGTTGGCGTAGTTAATGGAGCTTGATTAGTAGTATATACTTCATGTTTTTGTATTCTTTGAACTTCTCTACCTGGGCTGACATTACTCTCAAAATAAACAACATCACCAAGTTCTTGTACTGCAACAGTTGGTGTTACAGTTCCAGTAGCAGATGTATTTAATGTTTCTACTCTTTTAAATATCTGTATTTTTTCGTCTAGTAAAGCATATCTATCAGCGTATGCTAGACTTGTTTGAGGTTGTCTCAATAATTGATTTAGTTCATCAAAATATTCTATGAATATTTCTTGCTGCGCTTGTGTAGCAACTTTGTTGAATTCAGTAGGTGTAAGCACGCCTCTTTTTTCTTGTTGTAATACTACAAGTACAGATTTGTATACCTGATTTATGTTTATAGCCATTTTGTTTTATTTTTTAAAAAAAAAGGTGGTGATTAAACCACCTTTATATAATCACTTGTTAATTTAGTTTTTTATCTATCGATCTATAAACTTCTAAACCTTCATCTGTCTTAAACCAAGCAGCCATTGCTGAATATGGGTTTTCATCAAAAGGAACATTCATTAATTTACGACCATTGCTTGCCCAAGTAAATGATCTATTATCAGGACTTATGCTTATTATACTTTCTTCTACAGCTCTTATTGCAAAGTTTCTAAGTATGACATTATCATCATTAGCTAAGTCAATAAATAAATCTGGATTAGATTTAGCAAATAGTATTAAATCTCTTCTTAATTCTTTAGAAGATAATTTAGTAACATCTGAACCAGCTTCAACTCTTAATACAGCTTCTGCTTGATCTATATCCATTTCATAAGCCATATTCATAGCTTCTATTTCTTCTTCTAAGTCTTCAAATTCGTCTATAGCTTCTTCAACAGGGTCAAATTCACTAAAAACTTTATCATTGTGAGGGTGTTTTTCTAAAAACTCCTGTAAGTTTCTTTTTTCTTTAGGTACATATAAGTGACCATTTTCAAATACAATATGCTTTAAAGTTATTTGTCCATCTTGTTGATCTACAAAAACGCTTTTTTGATTAGTAGCATACCTTAACTCTCTCTCATAACCTTCTTCATTATCAAACCAAACCAATGGATATCTAGCAGAGTGCTTACAAGGTAGTGTATATGTTAATGGTGTTTTATTACCTATAAGATAATAATTTCTATCTTTATATTGCCAGTTATCTACTGGTGCTTTAATTTGCACTTTAGCCTTTGGCTGTGCATTTTTAACAGTCACTTCTTTTTTAGGTGCTGCTTTTTGTTTTGTTTCTTCCATAATATAATATAATATAATAATTAAAAAAGACCCCGCCGAAGCGGGATCTTATTATTGTGTTTTAACTATATGTTTCAATAGTAGGCGCGGCGCTTGAAATAAACGTCTCGTTTGGGTACGATGGTACGTAATTAGCAACACTAAGTAAACCATCAAAGTCTACTGTAACAACTAAACCTTCTGCTTGAGCAGATTTAATTATAGCATCGTTAACTGCTTGTTCCATTACTAAAGCAGCAGTAGTAGTAGCAACGTCTTGTGTGTTGCTTCCAACTACGACTTTACTAGCTAGTAATTTTCCTGTAGAATCTACAGTTCCATAAACTACTTCAACAAATGGAGATAATCCATCTAGTGATCCAGCACCGCCTGTTTCAGCAGCACCTTCTGTTCCTTTAACATGTACGATATTATCAGCCGGTATCAAGTCAAAAGACGTGGCTGATTTCATTAATTTTAAATAACTCATTTTCTTATTTTTAAATGTTAATAATTAATTATGCTCCTTTGAATAACACGAAGTTATTAGCAGCTTGTGTAACTAAACATCTTTCAGATAAGAAATTGACTCTCATTGTATCAAGATCAGAAGTATAAGCACCTCCAACTGAACCAGTGATCCAAGCTTTGAATCTTCTATCTTCAGTTTCAGAAGCTCTAAATCTTACGTGTAAGAAAGGTCTTCTAATGTTTGATCCTAACATTTGATCGTATACTGTAGATGTTCCAGCTGGTATCATAACACCATCAATAGCGTTAGACATACCTCTTGTAGTAGCATCGTTTAAGTATTTCCAATCAGTCTTATAGAAGTCATAAGAACCTCTTCTAAAACCTGAAAAACCAAAGTTCATAGCCATTTCAGCTTCGTTATCAAATAAACCGTAAGAAGCAGACTGAGTAGATGCATATCCACCACCAGCTTGTGCACCGATCATATCATCAAAATCAAGAGCAGTAGCTCTAGATAAGAATAACATGTTTTCTTCAATAGCACCTTGCTTATCTAATTGCTTTAAGATCTCATCGAAATCTCCTAATGCACCAGCTCCAGGAGCAGCAGCACCAGCAAAACCAGAGTATACATTACCTCTTGATTCTATAGCAGCAAATAAACCTTCAGTACCTTTGATATTAGAACCATTTGCTCCTGTTGGACCAAATCCTGTTCCGAAAGTACCAGCGTTGGCATTAAGTTCACCTTCAACCATTGACATCTCTAAGTAATCTTCAAATCTTAATCTTGTTTCAGACTCAGCTTTTAGATACCATAAGTATCCTGATGTACCATCTTCAGTAGCAACTTCGATCCAGCCAATTTGTGCTGTATCAGAACCACTTAATTCATAATTATCTTTAAGGATAATTGGTGAATTAGCAAAAGTAGTTACATTAGGTTCGATAGCTTGCTTCATTCCATCACTTCCTTTAGGAAATTCAGAACCGTAAACAAATAAACTATTAGTACCACTTAAATTAGTTAAAGCAGCTCCTTCATAAGCGTGACATTCTAATGTATAACCATCAGTAGTACCGTTATCAGTGTTACTTAATACTAAAGCTTTAAGAGTTACTAAACCTGTAGCATTATCAGAAATTAAAATTGTGTTACCAACTCTAATACCTGAAGTATCTGGGTTATTAGCTCCTTTAGTTATTGTTACTCTAAATTTAGGAAACACTTTACCACTAGCAGTAACAGCAACTGTATCATAAGCTACGTGTAATCTATTTTGTTCAGTCCAAATTACTTGATCCGAAGTCATAGGCATTTCAGCTCCTACCATTCTCAAGAAACCAGACAAAGTCCTATTTCCGTATCTTTCTACCTCTTGCTCATAAAGCTCTGGTAGGTATTGTTGTGCCCATTGTCCACCTGCTACTGTATTAAAGTCGATATAATTGTCTTGGACAACTACCTGACTTGGCATAGGTGTAATTGAGGCAGGAAACGCACCGTTTCCACCTGGGTTTGTTACAAAACTCATATTTTGTTTTTTATGTTATTATGATTTTTTTTTAATTGTCAACTTAGTAGCATCAGCTCCTGTGACAGCTCTTACTTTCCAACCGTTGGGCATAGACTCGCTAGTAGCCATTGGTTTTGGATCTGTATTAATGTTTTTAGATTTAGCTATAATATTCTTAGTAGCATCGGCTTTACCTTGCTCATAAAAATGTTGTGCTAATCTATCTGCATTTCTAGCAGCGTAAATAGCTTTATGATATCCATCTAAGTCTACTATGTTACCTGTGTTATCAGTAAATTTACTAATAACTTTAGAAACATCAGACTGAGCGTTAATCATTTCACTAGGATTAGAAACTGTATATCTAAACGCTTTTTCTCCTACGCTAAATTCAAAACCTTTGAATTTTTTCTCGAAGAAGTCTTTAGTGTTGTTTACAAATTCAGTTCTTTTCTCCTGTATGAACTGCTGTTCTTTGTTGTATTGTTGGAAAAACTCCGTAGCTTTTTTCTGCTCATTAGTAACAGATGGCCTCAACTTGATTTCATCATAATATTTACCTTTCATTTGCTCTAAAAAGTTCTTGGCTTTAGCAACCTCTTCTTTGTACGCTAACTTTTGTTTACGCACAAATCTTTCTTCGTCCGCATCTTCATCAAATTTAAAATTATCTTCCATTACGAATCCAATTTCTTCATCATTAAGATGTGGTCTAGTTTTTTTATAATATTCTTTAACAAGTAGGTTGTCATCAAATTTACTGTAATCTTTATTTAGAGTTACGTAATCTTCAACATTACCACCTGTTTCTTTCATAAAGTTAACTAACTTCTCTATATTTTCTGGTAATTCAACACCTGTTACTTTTTCATCTCTAATAGCTTCATTAGCTTTTTTATGTAGTAATTGTGCTTCCTTAGTAGTTGGTGTTTCATTAATTATAGTTACCTCTTTTTTCTCGTCATTGTTTGGTTTTTCTTCAATGGTAAGTTCTTCAAGTTTTGTTTCGGGTTCTCTTTCCTCCACTTTTTCCACATTTTCGGTTTGTTTATTTTCATCCACGACGATTGCTTTTTGCTCTTGAACGGCATCTTCTTCTTTTTTAGTTAAATCTACTTTTGCTACTTTATTAGCAGGTGCTAATTTTTTTGGCCTACCTGCTTTTCTTTTCATTTTAAATTCCCCTTCTTGAGGGACTTCTTTTTCTTTTGACATAATATAATATAATATAAATTAATAAAAATACTACAACCCTTGTGGCAGTATGTTATTCATTGGATCTTGTAAATTCTCAATTGACGATGGATCCTCAAAGTCTATTGCATCTGATTTATTTTGTTTCTGATTAGCTATAGCACTTTGTTGAGTACCAACAATTCTAGCTCTTTTATCTTTACGTTCTTCTATTTGACTTTCTCTATCAGCTTCTATACCTAGTTTTTGTTCTCCTAATTCTTTGTTATAAGTAAACTCTAGTTCCATTAGCTCTCTTTTTATTTGAGCTTCAACTCTCATTTTTTCTATTTCAAAACCAGATTTACCTTTTTCAAACTTAAGTTTAGTATCTAGTATAGCTTGTTGCTTTTGAACTTCTGCCATAGCAGCTGCATTACTAGCTTGTGCATTTGCTTCTCCTTGAGCGGCAATGTTAGATTCAGATGCTTTTTGTGCAGCTTCAGAAGCTTTCTTTCTTTTTAGCTTAATCATTTGATTAGCTAATTTAAGATTATTGATTTGCCTAATATCTATAGCATCTTCTAAATTTATACTACCACTTTGTAAAGCAGCTTGTATATTCATTTCTAATTGCTCTTTCTCTTGTTCATCAGGTACTAGATCCATAAATAAACCAAAGTCATATAAATGTATTTCAGATAAATCCTGAAGTTGACCAACGTTCCATGTTGATATGCTATTCTTTAAAGCTTCTTCAGTTAAATCAAACTCTATACTATCTGCAGTTCTTAATACTATATTTTCACAAGTTCTAACAGTTAAATACAAATAACTATTTAATATGTGTTTAGTGGCTGTGTTTGATGCTGCTGCTGCAAGTTTTTGTAAACCAACTAATGAATCTGAATTAGGAACACTTCCGTCTCTAGCTTCATTAAGTCCAGTAACATCTCTAATCATTTGTAAATAATATTGGTAAGTACTTATTAATGAATTAATTTTATTACCACCATCACTTTTAACTAACTCTTGTATAGGAACTGCACCTGGGTTTTGATCACCCTCAGTAGTCATAGATCTACCTAATATACTTCCAGTTTGAAAGTACATATTTAAAGCTTCTTTAGCGTTATAATTAGTACCATTACCTAGATCAACTTCTGCTAAACCATCTACATCTAAATAAACACCATCAGGTATTATTTTAGTTATTACTTGTTGAATTTTTAAGTGAGTTAATTGTATCATATCAGCAAAACCCATCATTCTGCTAACTAAACTTTCTATTCTACCATGATACATTTTAGGAGCACAAATATTATAGTTCATGTTTACTTTAACTAAATTAGATTTTGGTCTAGTCATATTCTCAGACATCTTCCATTCTAACATCATGTCATAACCTAAAACCTTAGCACCACTATATAAGACTTCTATTGATCTAGAAACCCTATCAAAATTATCATTTTCTGTAGGATTAAAAGTATCAGGCTTTTCTAAAGCTTTTTCTAAACCTGTAGATGTTTTTTTAATTTTAAACACTTGCTCACTATAGGTCTTATATTCAAAATATAATATGTATATAGCATTGCCATCTCTTCTGCCATTAAAATTGTATAAAAAATTACTATTACCCTGATATTGCTGTAATTTTTCTAATTCGTCATTAGTTAAATTAGGAAATTCTTTTTTAGCTTCGGCTAAAGTAATTGCTTTAACTTCACCAACATACCAAAGATCTTCAAAGTTAGGATCTTCGCTATATGAATAAACCATTCTAGCTGGATCAACGTAGTCAACAGTTACTCCTTCAGCTTTATTCCAACTGGTTTTCACCGCACTCATGCCTAGTATAACTAAATCTTCTATTAATCTTTTCTTAGTTAAGTTAAATCTATTTAGTTCTAAAGTATTATTAACCGCTTCTTCACAGGCTATTTCTGAAGCTTGTTTATAACTCAATTGCATATGCAGATCAAGCTCATCTTTGTTTTCAGGTAAAGACTCTGGATCATCTGTATTAAACAAGTCCATACCTAAAGTATCTTGTATTTGAGTTAAAAACTCTCTAGCTTGCATATCTCTCATTATATCCTCAGCGTACTTAGATCTTTTATGTCTAGACTCTGGATCTTGAGCAAATGCTTTTATGTCATAAACTTTATCATCCATACCATTAACTACTATATCAACAAACTTAGGTATAATAGGTACTGGTTTCCAGTCTAAATTAAGATAAGATAAATCACCGTTTATAGACATTTCATCTTTATACTTCTGTACTGGTTGTTCAGCTCTAGCGTATAGCCTACGCATTCTAAAGTTATTAAAATTAGTATTGAATCTATTTTCAACACCAGATCTTGTTCCACTAAACCAATCACCCTCTATAGCCATTGCAACATTGCGACCATAATCCATGCTTTGTTTAACTTCATCAGGTACAACCTGATCAGGAAAAGAGCTATAAGTGTTTGTAATCTTACTCATTTATTTTATTATTTGTGAAATAGATCCTTGATTATCGTATCTATGTATATCTAATTTTACTTTTGTTCTAATTGAAATAGCATGTGGCCTATACTTGTTCTTATTACAAGCCATAATAGCTAAGCCAGAACTAATTGAAGCATCGTACTTGGTTCTGTTATTTATATTAAACCTAGCCCAATCGTCTAGTGTTCTTTGAAAATACATATTACCATGACCTGTTTCTATTTGTCCAACAAAGTTTTCTATATAATATTCTATAGCAGCTGCGTGAGCTTGCTTAATGTCTTCACTTGAATTAGGTATTCCACCTATTTCTCTTTCAGTTAATGAAAGTTTTGAATAAATCTTATCAGGTCTATTCATACTAAAGCCTCTATAACCTCTTCTTTTTAAATAATATAATAAACGAGGTTTATTATTCTCTGCTAATATAGGCATACCGTAAAAAGCTAAAGCCATTAAAACATCTTCAAAAAATATTTCAGCAGTTGGAGGTCTTGATACGTATTCTAAAAAAAATTGATTAACCGGAGAATCCTCCATGCTAAATTTAGTTAATCCGTGTAATGCTCCTTTAGAACCTTTACCATCAACAGTACCGCTGATATCGTAAGAATCACAGCCAAAAGCTCCAATATGTTCGTTGCCAGGATATCGTATTCCATTTTTTATTATTATGTTATTTTGAATATTTACTGGAGGAACCCAAGAAACAAAAAATCTACCCTTATCATTTGGATAAAAAGATACTTTTGTATCTACAACTCCATTGTCCCAAGCAAAATTACCTCTAGTTACACTTATACTATTATTAAGTTCTTCGTTGAAGTCTATTTGTTGATATATTCTTGTTAAATTAAACAAGCTATCTTTAGTCTCATCTCTGAAAGCATGCTTTGTAGTTCTTGGAAACTGCCTATAGTATTCATTTAATGCGTCCTGATCATGCTTTAATCCTTCAACCTCGTTTTCCCAGTGTTGGATAACTCCAGTTGTAATTGTTGAACCATCAATTGTTTTGACTGGACTTGATCCTGCAACAAAGATAGGTGATCCGAAAGTATCCATGAATCCTTCGTAGTTCCACTCCATAGGTATGAACAAGCTATAGAGTCCAGAAGCTGTTTGTCCGTTTTTATTTCTTTCGTTAACGTCTGAATTGTAGTATAGTTTTTTGAAATTGTCTCCACCTTTATCTAATGCGTTTGAAGTTGAGCCCATCATACACTTGCCTACGATTCTTGATCCTAGCCTTAGTGTTGTTTTTGTAACTCGCCAATTGTTTA